ATGTTTGGTCGAATTCAGTGATAGGTGTTTTGCCATTCTTTCAGAAGTCGTATTCACATTTCCCTGGTGAAGATCCTCCGTCGCATTATTACTATCCATGAGTATTAAGGTCTATGATGATTTTCTAGATTCGGAGGATTTTTCTAAACTGAATACACTTGTCGAATCTGGTGATTTTCCTTGGTACTTTAATCAGTCCATTACTTATGACACAGAGGAGAAAACCACTGGTCAATTCACTCATACTTTGTATCGTGCGAATGAAGGTAACGCCGAATGGACTAATACATTCTTTGGCGTTCTAATGCCTCAGATTGAAAATGTTCATGCTGATTCTGATGTGATTATCGTAAGTTCAAAAATGAATTTGAACGTAAGACGAGATGATCATTATCCCATTGGCACATTTCATATTGATCGTGATATCCCTGGTGATATTCACAAAACTGCAATCTTTTACCTGAATACAAATGATGGGTTTACTAAGTTTGAATCAGGGAAGATTGTGAAGAGTGAAGCGAATCGTATTATTATCTTTGATGGTAATATTAATCATCATGGATATACATGCACTGATGCTCAAACTCGTATTATCTTAAATCTTAATTATCTTGTATTGCCGTGAAAAAAGAAACATCGTCAACCCGACAAGTGTTTAATTATTATGGACAAATATCATTCAAATCACAAGATCGTTTATATCAAGAAATCGTAAAGTATTATAGGGATGAAGAGATGCAAAAGATTGACAATTGATATCTTCTCATATAAAATAGTATGGTCTACTTCTCACTCTACAATGCTTCTTACTAACACTCAACTCACACGCTATCGCGTTACTATCGATTTCACCGTAGATGATACTAACTGTGTTCATCCTAGAGATTGGAACTGGAAAGAACTTATACAGTTAAAAGGTGATGAAAAGGTAAGAGAATTATATGTAGAAAACCTCGGTACATATAACACGAAGAAAGGTAAGCGAAAGGAGAAGAAGAATGGATGAGGAAGAGTATGCAATGCTGATCGAATCAGAAGAGGAAAGGTATAGAGAAGATAATAAAGATGAGTATGATTATGAGTACGCAATCGAGGTAGAATACGACAGCGATTAGTGCTCGAATACACCGTAAAGTGCCTTCGGATATGCTTCAGAGTATCTCCGAAGGTTCTTTTTTATGCTATTAATTAAATGGCTAATTAAATGTAGTTGCGTGTTGTATCTCTCGTAGATGTATGCGTTAATTAAGTGCTCTCAGAGTCGTTATCTTGGACCGCAGGCTATCATGAATCCCAGAAAATGTCAAGACCTCCGAGGCACACCTATGGACCCCTTATAAGGGATTCTGATGGTAGCAAATTACTTGACAATCCTTGGGGCATTCGTTATACTAACTCTGTAAGGGTTCAAAGGACAGTGCTTAGCTTATAGCTACCATACTTTCAGTCCCTATGAGTCGTTCTGTGTACACTACGTGAACTGTCCACTATTCTCCCATGAGCTGTCTAGATCGTGTATATTAAGAGAGTCAAAGAGATTTACTTCACAAATGACTCAGACTACACTCAACGTTGCTACTGCATCCCGTGGAGATCTTCTGATTGCTGATGCTCGTGGAGAGGTAAAGTACACCGTGCTTAAGACTCAACGTCCTAGGAAGGATTTGCTTGTTATGACACAAACAAAGGGTCTTCGTACTAACACTAACCGTGGTAAGATTAACGACAAGCACGCTACACTAGTCTGAGAGGATATGTGAGGGAGTGCTTGACATTCCCTCTCAAGTCTGGTAGGATAACAGTAGCAAATAGCAGGGGGTTGTTTTAATAATAGCTAACTACCCTAACCTACAACGAACCAAAATCGAGAGAGTGATTACGAGTTCATTTAAAAAATTTTTCAGGTATAAAAAAGTCCTGTAAGGTCGAGCATAGATAAGGAGATAGTCAAGGAATTATGCCAACTTATAATATTAACGAGATGCTCTTTCATGTATATGAGAAGACTACTGAGGGACAAACGAGAGTACTCAATTATTGTTTAACAGTGGATGAACTCGAAACCAAGTTAGAGAATAAGGAGATTGATATAAGCAAAGTAGAAATCGAAGTATTACCACCTGATCCAGGGGCTTGTGAAGATGCAAGTTATTGATCTACCAAACTTCGGTATTATTGAAGCACAACTCACCCAGGAACAGATTGATTGTCTCTACGATGATCTGATTCGACAAGCTCCTGAGGGGTGGGAATTTGACGGACATAAAATTGTCAAGGGAACGGAAGTACCTCAGTGGGACTTCGAGTGGTCTGAAGAGACGTATGAGAAGTTTATGGGAGAGTGTCTCGGTCCTTGCATCAACACGTATGCCGAGAAGTATGGTAAGCACACTCTGATGTGTACCTCACAGATGCACGGAATTAATGTAAGTCGGTGTTGGGTGAGATGTAGCAAGCCAGGAGAGTATCTCTCAATACATGATCACAGTGCTCTATGGTCCTTTGCAGTGTGGTTAAACATTCCATATGACTATAGAGATGAACAGAAGGACAATGAAGCGTTCAGACCTTATGCAGGGGACTTTCAATTAATCTATCCATCAACTACAGGTATTATGTTGAAGAAGAATTGGAGACTTGATAGAGGTATGGAAGGACGTATGATTTTCTTCCCGAGTCAGATTAGTCATATGGTATATCCACATCATACCACCAGCGGCGCGGCGTTCGACGGTGAGTATCGCGTATGTGTTGCAGGTAACGTATCATTGGATAGTTATCAAGTAATAGACAATGTTGCTTCTTAAAATATTAAATGTATAGATAGGTTAACATTGTTAATATAAGCATGAATGTAGAACTGGAACCTTATCATCTAGACTTGATAGTTGAGACAATTTCGTATAGACTAGAGGAGGACAGTCAATTACATTTTTTACCTGATGTGCGCTCTGACCTAGAAGAACTACTTGCCATTTTTGAAGATGAATGTTTATAATGTATTTGTCGGTGAAGACATGATTATTCATGAGTGCCGAGAAGAAGATTTAAAGCATAAGCTTGTATTCGTCAGAGAGTATTTTGATTGGTATAAAGATGATGACCTCCGCAATGAGATGTTGAAAATCGTTAAGGTTGATACCTCTAAATAAACTGTGACCATTGCAATGATTGGGTTGCTGTGGTAGAATAATTTTGTAAAACATTCTAAGTTATGGCTAAAGGATTTACTGTAAAAGCAAAAGCTCCTACTCCAAAGAAAGTAGAAGATGATTTTGACCTCGCAGCTGCTAAAGAAATGGTAAAGGGCAAAAGCATTGTCTTTTGTCTTCCAGGACGCGGCGTCTCGTATATTTTTCTCAAAGCATTTGTTCAACTATGCTTTGATCTAGTTCAAACAGGTGCAAGTATTCAGATTGCACAGGACTACTCTTCCATGGTTAACTTTGCACGATGCAAAGTACTCGGTGCTAACGTTCTCCGTGGACCCAAACAGATTCCCTGGGATGGGAAACTGGAATATGATTATCAACTGTGGATTGACTCGGACATCGTTTTCGATGTTGAGAAGTTCTATCGTCTCGTGTGGATGAACAAGGACATCGCAGCTGGTTGGTACATGACTGAAGATGGTAAGACCACTTCTGTTGCACATTGGCTTGAAGAAGAGGACTTCGCTAAGAATGGCGGTGTGATGAATCACGAAACTGGTGAATCAATCTCTCGTCGTCGTAAGCCTTTCACCGTGGACTACACAGGTTTCGGATGGGTACTGATCAAGAAAGGAGTCTTCGAGAGTCTTGAGTATCCCTGGTTCGCTCCTAAGATGCAAGTCTTTGATTCTGGTGATGTTCAGGATATGTGTGGTGAAGATGTTTCCTTCTGTCTTGACGCTAAGGAAGCTGGTTATGAGATCTGGTGTGATCCAGGTATCCGTGTTGGACATGAGAAGACCCGAGTTATCTGATGCAATATAAAGTTATGGAGTTGGGTACTGATGGGTGGGGTATCAACAATCCTGTCCTAGATCAACACCTAACTAAGGAACAAGCTAAAGAGAGACTTGAACATTATATAAGTGAAGGAGTCTCTCCCCAAAGACTCCAAGCAACACTTGAATAAATCCTGGCGGCGCGTTTCTCTGCGCTGTCTATCTAAAAACCTCTAAGTATTACTAAATAATGGCTGTAAGAAAAATGTCTAAGGAGGGTTCGGCTTTCATCGAATCTCAACCTAAGAAAACTCGTCAAGGTAGTGGACAAAATACTAAGTATGCCGCTACATCTGCAAACAACAAACGTAAACGCTATCGGGGACAAGGAAGGTAATGGCTGATTCTGATCCAAGAAACTCACCTAATGCAGAAGCTCCTGCAACTGAAGGTGCTCAACAGTTTGGATATGATGTTGCTGCTCAAGCAAGAAAGAAAGCAAAAGAGTCTAGAAACGAAACTAATCCTAATTCGCCTCTTGCTGCTGGTTAGATTGTATGAGTTCACTAGTTGTTAATCTACCCGCACAAAAAGTGTGGGTCCGTAAAGAGTATCTAAGAGACTTGCAAGACGGACATGGTGAATTTATTGAAGGCGTCTGGGTGTCGGCTAAGTCGATACCTGGACGTTCTTTTTATTTTGAAACTTATTTGCCTGAATATGGTGCAATGTTTGATAAATTGCCTATCAGTGCATTTGTTTCAGAACCAAAGACACCTGATCCTGATTTAGATCTGCCTAATTTGCAGTTTTGGAATTGTATGGACTATGGAGTAATCAATGTATGCAAACAATTTGTAGCATCTATGGACTGGCAAGTCCGAACTAGACACTTTGGTAACCTAATGGGTACATATATTTGTACTCTAGACAATTATCATGATGATCCTGATGCAATTGATTACTCTACAAGTGAAATTCCAGCGGAACATAAGTCATTTAATGTGATTGAATTGGAAAATGGTCAGTTTGCGCTGTACCCAAACAACAGATGTCGTATTTTTGACATTAGTCTGACTCCCCAAGAGCCAAAAATACCTGATTTTAAGGTATCTACGGAATTCTATCAAGTGGAAAATGGCATTAACTGGGGTAGATTGGGTGATACTGATGAATATTTCTGGGAAACACCTGAAGAAAAGGGATAAATAAAAGGCGGAGATAGAAACTCTAACCACAATGGCCAGATCCGTCCGAAGCTCTAAAACTTTTAAAGATATTAGCCTGTCATTTGTAGCTCATCCTGTTACAAATGATCTCGGAGCGTTTCATGATGCAGATGCAATCAAAAGATCTGTAACTAATTTGGTCAGAACTAACATTGGAGAACGGTTTTTCCAAAATTTAATTGGTTCTAAAGTTGAATATTCCTTATTTGAACAACCAACAGAAGATTTAGCTTCTGGATTGGAAGAAGAAATTGATTATTTACTTACAAATTTCGAGGAAAGGATAAATGATACCCAGGTCAGAGTGTATTATCCCCCAGATGGCAATGAGATGAATGTTCATATCACATACAACATCATTGGATTGCCTTTACCAGTGCAAGATATCGAATTCATCCTACAATCTACTAGGACATAATGTCATTTAATCAATTTACAAACCTAGATTTTGATAGCCTTAAGATACAAATTAAGGATTATCTTCGTGCGAACAGTAATTTTACTGATTTCGACTTTGATGGATCTAATTTTTCGGTATTAATTGACCTTCTTGCTTATAATTCTTACATTACGTCATATAATACCAATATGGCTGTTAATGAGTGCTTCCTTGATAGTGCTACTCTACGAGAAAATGTCGTTGCACTATCAAGAAACATTGGTTATGTACCTAGATCAAGCAGATCTGCTCGTGCTGTCATCAATTTTTCTGTAAATTTAGGTACAAATGACACTAGAATCGTAACTGTGAAGGCTGGGACAGTTGCACTAGGGTCTCAAGTACAAGGACAATACATTTTTTCAATTCCTGACGACTTTGTTACGACTGTAGATTCTAATAATGTTGCATTTTTTGAAAATTTAAACATTTATGAAGGAGTTTACCTTACAAAAACTTTTACAGTAGATTATTCTCTTCCAAATCAACGATATATTATACCAAATGCTAATGTTGACACTACTTCAATTCGTGTTAGGGTAGAATCTACAACAAATGAGATTTATCAGTTATTCGATAACATTCTAAGAGTCGATTCTACTTCCAGATTGTTCCTTATTCAAGAAATAGAAGACGAAAAATACGAAATTCTTTTCGGTGACGACATTTTAGGCAAAAAACCACCTGCTGGTGCTAAAATTACCGTAAGTTATATCGTTAATAATGGTAGTAAAGCTAATGGTGCTGCTAATTTTACGTTTAGTGGTATTCTTAAGGACGATACGATCTCAACTATAACTGATGGCATCTCATTGATTAGCACTCAAGAGAAATCTTCGGGTGGAGATGATGTTGAAAGTGTAAGTTCTATCAAATATCTCGCACCCCGCATATACGCGGCACAGTACCGTGCAGTGACGGCAAATGACTATAAGGGTATAATCCCCTACATATACCCTAACGTTGAATCTGTGACCTCCTACGGGGGGGAGGAGTTGAATCCGCCTGAGTTTGGTAAAGTATTCATATCAGTTAAACCAAGAAATGGTTCTTTCCTATCACAGATAACTAAAGACCAAATTTCGAGAGAATTGAAACAATATTCTATTGCAGGTATAAAACCAGAAATTGTAGATCTGAAATATTTGTATGTGGAAACTAATGCAGCAGTTTATTATAATACAAACTCTGTTTTCGATGCCTCTGCATTGAGAACTAAAATTTTCAATACTCTTACTGTTTATTCTCAGTCTGACGACATTAACAGTTTTGGTGGAAGATTTAAGTATAGTAAGGTTGTAGCTCTTATTGATGATACTGATAATGGAGTTACCTCTAATATTACTAAGGTTAAGATTAGAAGAGACTTAGTTCCCGAAAGTGGGTTATTTGCAACGTATGAATTATGTTTTGGTAATGCTTTCTTTGTAAATTCTACTGGGTACTCTGTACGCTCCACTGGATTTACTGTAGATGGTATTGGTGGAACTCTTTACCTTGCTGATATTCCTAGTAGTACTACTAGAGGAAGAATCATATTCTTCAAATTAGAAAATAATGAACCAGTTATTGTTAAGAATAATGCTGGAACAGTTAAATATGATGAGGGAGAGGTTCTTTTGGATGTGGTAAATATATCAGGAACTTCCTTGAGTAATGGAACAGTTCAAGTAGAAGCAGTCCCCGAGTCTAATGATGTTATTGCTTTGAAGGACATCTATTTGCAATATGATGTTGCAAATAGTGAGGTAACTGCTCTCGTTGATGTTGTTTCTTCTGGTGAGAATACTTCCGCTACCTCATATGTTGTGACCTCCAGCTATTCCGACGAAGGATATATCAGATCGTAAAATGACTGAACAAAACAAAGTTAAGATCTCTCAACTAATTGAGTCTCAGATTCCTTCTTTTCTGAATCAGGAGTCTCCACTTTTTCGTGAGTTTTTAGAACAGTATTATATTTCTCAGGAACATCAATCTGGTGTTGTTGATCTTGCTGTTAATTTGCCAGACTATAGGCAAATTTCTTCATTCAACAATGAAACTTTAATACCATATAATGTTCTCCTTGTAAATATTTTTGCTTCTGACGACATAATCACAGTTCAGTCAACTGCAGGATGGCCTGATCAGTATGGACTTATCAAAATTGATAATGAGATTATTACATATAAGTCTAAGACCGAAACTCAGTTTTTAGATTGTAGTAGAGGATTTAGTGGAATTTCTAAAATTCAACAAGATGTTAATTCTGAATTTTTAGATTTCACCATCTCTGATGCTGATGAACATAGTGCTGGATCGTTAGTACATAATCTTAGTAATTTATTCTTACAAGAATTCTTTTCCAAATTCAAGAAAGAATTCTTACCTGGATTTGAAAATAGATCTTTTGTTGCAGGCACTTCAATTCAAAATATCCTTACTAGAGCTAAGGATTTTTATTCTGCAAAAGGAACTGATGCGTCATATCAGATTCTCTTTAAACTATTGTATGGTGAAGAGATTGATATTAAAAAACCAATTGAAAATACTATTATTTCTTCATCCAATGTTTATTTTAAGACTAAAAACATTCTTGTAGAAAATCTTTTTGATGGGGATCCTCTACAAATTGTCGGTAACTTTCTGTTCCAGAATGTAACTGGTATTGGAACAGTAAGTGCTTCAATTTATAATGTAGAATATAGACCTATTGACAATAAAGATTTTTATGAAGTCTCTCTAGATGCATCTTCATTCTCTGGAAGCTATGAAGTTCCTGGTAAAACAAAAACACTACAAGGAATTCCTCAGTTCGCAGATAATATTCTTGTTGACTCTACTATTGGATTTGATCGACAGGGATCTCTTCTAATCAAACCTACTGTAGATTCAAACTTTATTGAAATATCATATACTGACAAAACGGTTAACCAATTTTTAGGTGTTAGTGGTATTTCCACTGACTTGGTTTTTGGGGCAGAAATTTTTGAAGATAAACTAGCTTTTTCTTACGCTGGATTTGGACAGACATCTCAGGTACAGTTGAGAATCGTTAATGTAATTGATAATATTGATGTAAGTGATACTGCCAATATGGTAGTTGGTGATAGTTTAAAACTATCCACTTTCGGTCTCGATAAGGGAGAAGATTCTCAGTTTAATAGTTGGATCTATAATATCCCAACAATCCATAATATTAGTTCTGTTGATCAACTCAACATTAATACTTTTAGGATTAATCTTTTTGATGAAGTTGTCTTCTTTATTGGTGAGAAGATCATGCTCTCCAATGGCAATACGGAGATATCTGGTGAGATTAAAGTTATTGAGTACGACTCTTCTAGAAGTGAAAAGAGACTCAGTAATAGAGTTGTAGTGTTGGTGAATGGATCTCTTCCGATAGAACCAAAAATTCTCAAAAAAACAATTGTAAAGGCGCAACATAACCTAGGTAGATTTCCAGAAATTAATAAGTTCCCTGTTGGAATTCAGAATAGTTATCTTTCTGATAATGGAGATGACTATTTTGTAACTACTGCTGGTATTCCAAACTATCCTTTATTTGCAACTGACAATAGAAGATTTCTTAGAACTGATATTAATGTAAGTACTGACTCTAATGGAACTCCAATCAATGGTGGTGGGTTTACATATCTACTGAAGTCTGTGGATATTGATGATATCAACACTGCTATTAAACATAGTTATACAACTGGCGATAAAATCTTCTGGGATAATATTGATAATACTGGAATACAGACGGGAATTTATTTTGTTACTGCTGTAAATGAAACTGATATATTCTTATCTTTTAGTGGATCAGATGTATTTTCTAAAAAATATATTCCACTAAGAATAAACTCTACAGGACAGTATGTTGTT